GCCGCTGCCGCAAAAACAGCTAAACCACAACGCGCCGCAAATGGCGGAGAAATGAGGAAAAGTAACATGATGAAGAAAAAAGGTTACGCTAAAGGCGGCGCAGCAAAAAAGATGAAGGCTGGCGGCGCAGTAAAACGTCGCATGGGCGGCGCTATGATGAAGAAAAAGGGTTATGCTAAAGGCGGCGCGGTTAAAAGAAAATAACCTAAATGCCGTTTTTGCAGAGCAATATTCCGCACTTTAAGTGCTGGGTTCGCCGCGAGTATACTGTAAACCATGAACGTTATCATGGTGAATTTTTACACGCTATGGCAATAGCCGTAACTACCATGCCTAACCGTTGTTTAAGTTTTCAGCTTATTTTTACGGGATGCGAGGTGGACGAAGAGGGGGAAGAGAACGTGCATGGCGGAGCTATGTGGGCCCGAATGCCCATAACGGCTTTAGTTGCAGACGAACCGTTAGAGGAATGGCCTAAACCAATGGCAGTACATGAAGCACAACCTTGGGACTGTCCCTCACATACTCACTCGGCGTATGTGTTGGAAAGGGCTTCCCCGTGTCCGTGGTTAGCCAAGATTGACGGCACGTTCTTTCCGGCAAAATACATGTTTACTGTAGATTATACCGATACCGATGTTGCAGATGATCCCGCACAGCACAAGCAGGCTCACATGTTGCAGCTTTTGAACGCGGGCGAGTGGACGGGCAATATTGTAGCTTTGCCCAACAATCGCGTTAGAGTAACGCATCCTGCGTGGTTTGAGACAGGTGAAGGCGCTCCAGACTTCAAGCCCTCTCAGCATGTACATTATTCTAAATCTGATTTAGACTACACCTTAGACGTTAATCGAATATTCGATAATCTATACAACGAGGAATGACATGGCAGTTTCTAACAGCGTAGATTTTGAACTAGATGTAGCAGAATACATTGAAGAAGCTTTTGAACGCTGTGGTTTAGAGGTTCGAACGGGCTATGACTTAAAGACAGCCAAACGGTCTTTGAATTTAATGCTAGCTGAGTGGGCTAACCGCGGTTTAAATCAATGGACTATTTCGCAAAGAACCGCGGCGATGGTTAAGGGAACGGGTGAATACGCTATTCTTCCAGATGTAATTGATATTCTGTCATGCGTAATTCGACGCGATGGTACGGACTTTTCTCTTTTGAGATTAAGTCGCGAGGAGTATCAAACCATTCCAAATAAAACGAGTGAAGGTCGTCCAAACCAGTTCTTTTTAGACCGTCAAGTCACTCCAAGCTTAAAAATTTGGCCCACTCCTGAAAACAGTACGGACATTGTGTACTATAACGCTCTTACTCGAATGGATGATGCGGATACTTATACCAACACCGTAGACATGCCTTTTCGGTTTTATCCCTGCCTCGCGGCGGGTTTGGCCTATTACATTGCTATAAAACGGGCTCCCCAACGCGTCCAGTTATTAAAAGCGGTGTACGAAGAAGAGTTTGAACGTGCCGCTTCGGAAGACAGAGATCGTGCTTCCTTCAATGTCGCGCCTCAATACCAGTATTTTAGGACAGGCTAATGGGTAAATTTGCCAGCGGTAAAAACGCTCTTGCAATATCAGATCGTTCCGGTTTTCAGTACAGATATAAAGACATGCGTCGGGAGTGGAATGGCCTGTTGGTTGGTAAGGACGAGTTTGAGCCCAAACAGCCGCAGCTAGGGCCGTTTAGAACGGTTTCTGATCCACAAGCCTTAAAAGACGCTAGGCCTGACAGAGTAGAGCCACCAGTGGAAGTCATTTTGATACCAGACCCATTTTCAATTTCTGAAGAATTAATAATTGTTTCAGAGCCGGGTAATTCTCGTTCTACGGGTGATTTTGTTAGATTTAGAAATTCAGAGGCGGTAGGTGCAGTTTCCGCTTCGTACATTAACGGATCAGCGGGTCATATTATTACTGTAATATCTTCTAGCGAATATTCTTTTGCAAATGCTCGTGTTATTAGGCAGACGTCTGGAAATTTATCTACACCTATGCTTCGGGCAGCGGGGGATTTTGAGCCAGAAGAAACGCTTTTTAACGTTGTCGTTAACGGCAGAAAACTTGGCGACATAGACAATAACGGAAGTGTTAACTCTAACGATTCCCAGAATGCCCTTCAGTGGGAAAGCGGTGTAGCTTCTGACGCGGTCACAGCTTACATAGAAGGTGCTATGGCAGACTACATGGGTGCAGACGCTAACGTGCAAAGCTATAAAGACATATCAATACTATTTGATTTTAGTGCAAAAGCTAGGGGCGGCGGAAACAATGTCACTGCTGGTCCTGTTACATTGGAGCCATAAATGTCGTTTACATACGCAACATTAAAGACCGCAATTCAAGATTATACGGAAAACTCGGAGCCGTCGTTTGTGACAAATCTTCCGGTGTTTATTCGGCAGGCTGAAGAGCGTATTCTAAAGTCTGTTCAGCTAAGTCTGTTTCGTAAAAACGCTACGGGCGTTACCACGGCATCCAATAAATTCTTAGCCATGCCCACGGATTTTTTAGCGCCATTTTCTTTAAGTCTGTCTATTCCGACTCGAATTGCAAGAACTAGCGGAAATTTATCCGACCCTTTAGGTAGGGCAGTCTCCGGCCAAGAGCCAGAAGAAACGCTTTTTAACGTTGTCGTTAACGGCAGAAAACTTGGTGACATAAATAATGATGGAAGTGTAAACGTTAATGATCTAGCGCCTGCTTTACAATGGCAGAGCGGTACAGCTTCTGCGGAGATTACCGCATACATAGAAGGTGCTATGAATACCTACATGTTAGCTAACCGTGCGGCTTATGCCGCTGTAGGCATTGTTTTTGCGGGTGAAGGGAACAGGTCTTTTGTTGAATTTAAAGAACCGAGTTTTTTGCAGTCTTATAGCCCCTCAAGCGACACAACGGGTGTGCCGAAATACTACGCTACGTTTGACGTCAGTAACTTTTTATTGTCCCCTGCCCCAAACGACACGTACAATGCGGAGCTTCATTACTTGTACCGACCTGCCAGCTTGACTGCGGGGGCAGATGGCGGCACAACTTGGTTAAGTGAGAATGCTGAGTTGAGCTTGTTGTACGCGTCTTTAGTGGAGGCGTACATTTACATGAAGGGTGAAGCCGATATGATGGCTTTGTATGATAAACGTTTTCAAGAGTCGCTAGTAGGGTTGAAGCTTCTGGGAGAAGCGCGAGAAACCACGCAAGAGTATCGTGTAGGTCAAATAGTCAGGGAAAAACAATAATGTTTTCAGCGTCGACAGAGCTTCCACAAACGCCGATTGTTTCGGTACACACGACTAATAATCGTGGGCATACGCCGGAAGAGATGGCCTCTTTGTGTGCCGCGCAGATTGTTTCTGTGTCTGACTCTGCGCCTCCGGTTATACGGGAGCAGGCTCGTGAGTACTGTAACCACATTGAGGCGGTGTTAGCTTTTTACATGAAAGAGGCTATCAAAAGTGACCGTACTACGGTATGTAATGCAATAAATGATGCGGGCCATCCAGATCTTTCTAAGCTTATTCGGAGGCTATAATGGCTATTACTCAAGCGATGTGTACGTCTTTCAAGGTAGAATTACTTAAAGGTCAACACAATTTTACCAACGGCGCTCATCAGTTTAAGTTGGCGTTATTTACAAGCTCCGCGACTTTAGGGGCAGGGACCACTAACTTTGCGGGTGGTGCGGGTTCGCCAAACCATGAGTCCAGTGGCACGGGATATACCTCGGGGGGCGCTAATCTAACCAATGTGACTCCTACGTCAAGCAGCACCACCGCGTTTACCAGCTTTGGAACGCCCCTTACATTCGGAAGTTCCACGATAACAGCGGCGGGTGCTTTGATATACAACACTCAGACTAACGGTGGCAGTAACACCACGGATTCTGTCATTGTTCTAAACTTCGGGGGGGATAAATCATCCACCAATGGGGACTTCAGTATTGTGTTTCCAGCGGTTAACGCCAGTGCCGCAATTATTCGGATACAGTAATGCCTCTTCTGACGAACAGAGCAAAAATGACGATCACCAGTGTTGCAGGGAGCGGCACGGGTACTCTGACGTTAAACGCTGCTGGTCCGGGGTTTCAGACGTTTGCCGCGTCAGGAGTTTCTAACGGCGATTCTGTTCGGTATGTTTTAGAAGAAGGAAGTGCTTTCGAAATAGGTATTGGTGTTTATACGTCTAGCGGAACCACTTTAACTCGCGGTCCCACAGAAAGCAGCAACTCAGGCTCTGCAATCACTGTAACCTCTGCGGGAACTGTTTTTATAGGTGCTACGCAAGATGATTTTGCTAAGGCAACTGCGTTGTCGTTAGTGTTTGGTAGGTAAATTATGACGTTGTATCGGACCAGTTTAACAGTAGAAGTAACCGAACCTTTAAAACTTGAAGCTCTTGCTGTGGACTATTTGCAACACCCAGATCAGGGTAAAACACCCGCAGAGATTCAAGAACTTTTGTACGAAGGGGGTGTTTTTAACATAAAAAAAACATTAGAGTTTTTACATAACCCCGCGCCTTCTTACAGCGCTTTAGAGGTTTTATATAAACCAACTGTTCTTTACAACGGCACAACGCTTTTGCAAGTAGAAGTTTCTGAGCATGAGGGCGAATAGATGGCTAATCCGAACATTGCGACTGCCAGCACAATACTTGGTGTAACTCAGGGTGCTACGCTGACAACATCCTATGCCGATGTTGTAACTGCCGTCCCATCTAACACGGTGTATAAACTGAACAGTATTTCAGTCGCAAACAAAACGGCTTCTGCCGCCACGGTTGATGTAAGGATTTACACCTCTGGATCAGCCGTGTTTTTATTAGCTGATGGTATAAATGTGCCTGCGGCAACTACTCTGATTGTTCTAACAAAAGACCAAGGCTTGTATATTAACGAGGGTGGAAAAGTGAATGCGTTAGCTAGTGCGGGTT